CTAAACGATAGCAAGCTTTACGGAACCATCTTGGCCGTTGCCACTGGCTCATCTCAGCACGAGAACCAAAGAATTGCATACAGAGACGCACATTCAGGTTGGTTCTTCGCTCAGAATCTTGATTCTGATTCTTCTTCTTACGATTACAGTGCTCAACAAAAACTATTCAAGTTTGTTGGAATCAACGGCTACGGTTCTTGGCTACAGGACAATGTAAAGATTTCCATTGACAACATTCGTGCTTCTGCAAACAAGAATGTCAAGTTTGGAACTTTCGATGTTGTTGTCCGTAGAGCAGACGATAGTGACCTTCGTCCGGTTGTCCTAGAGCGCTTCTCAAACTGTAATCTTGATAAGAACTCCGCTAACTTCATTGCCGCGAAGATTGGTGACATGCAGATGGAGTGGGATTCAACTGAAAAGCGTTACCGCGACTTTGGCGATTTCCCGAATGCTTCACGCTACATTCGCGTCCACATGCACTCTGATTATGACACTAGTGCTCCAAACGCTGCTCTCCTACCGTTCGGTGTTTACGGTCCACCTCGCTTCCCGGCGGCCACATTCGCTTCTGCGAGCACGGCTATTAGTCCAGTAACTGCTTACATCCAGGGTTCCGGCAATGTTCCAACGGCTCACTTCGTCGATACTGGAAAGCTTGTCAACGCTGACAACAAAGCCTTCGGAACGGCAAACATTGTCTTCCCGGCGGTTGGAATTCGTGTTACGGCATCAACTGAGGCTGGATCCTCTAATGACGGAGCAGATCCTACATCAAACGCTTACTTCGGTCTACAGACAGGCAAGAACGTTTCTTCAAATGTAACAGACCCTGGCTACGCAGATTACCTCAGGGCCTTCGGTTCTGCTGTTATTTCAGATGCTCAGTGGGTTGATGACTTCGGCAAGGCTAGCTTGGCTGGCCTAGAACATCAGTGGATCTTCTCACTCGATGAGGTTATTGTCACAACAGGTTCCAACTTCACGTCGTCTGCTCCGTCGAACAACATTACACAGGCGGTCTGGTCTTCTGGCTCCATGGTCGCAGGCACCTCTTGGACTGCTTCAAGTTCACTTGGAACAGCCCGCTTCAAGAACGTCCTAGACTCAAGAATCAACCGCTTCACTTCACCAATGTTCGGCGGCTTTGATGGCCTAGACATCACAGAGCGCGATCCATTCCGCAACTCTCTTATCAACACCGACCCGACAGAGCAGAACAGCTATGTTTACTACACACTTCGTCGTGCAATCGATACTGTTGCGGATCCAGAAGTTGCCGAAATGAATCTTCTAAGCATCCCTGGTATTACTGATGATCGTGTCACGGACCACATCATCCAGACTGCCGAGGCTCGCGGCGACACTCTCGCTGTCATTGATGTCGAAGGCGGCTTTACTCCAAGACACGAAAGTTCAAGTTCACGTTCTTCTCGTAAGGGCAACTTAAACACTGTCCTTACCAATATCAAGGCAAGAAACCTAAATAACTCTTACGGTGCTGCTTACTACCCATGGGTTAAGGTCCGCGACACCATCAATGGCGTTCTCCTTGATGTTCCGCCATCTGTTGTTGCTCTCGGTGTTCTAGCGAGCACAGAGCGCTCTGCTGATGTTTGGTTCGCTCCTGCCGGCTTCAACCGAGGTGGACTCTCCAACGGTGCTGGTGGTCTTCCGGTTGTCGGTGTCGAGACCAAGTTGACCTCGCGCAACCGCGACGATCTCTACGACGTAAACATCAACCCGATTGCTTCTTTCCCAGCGGAAGGCATCGTGGTCTTCGGCCAGAAGACGCTTCAGGCTACACCTTCGGCCCTCGACCGAATCAATGTCCGTCGTCTAATGATCTTTGTCAAGCGTGGCATCTCAAGAATCTCTGCCGGAACACTCTTCCAGCCAAACGTCCAGGCTACATGGAACGACTTCAAGAGCCGTGCCACGAAGTTCCTAGACAGCGTGAAGGTTAACTTCGGCATTGATGACTACCGTGTTGTCCTTGATGAGACAACAACAACTCCAGATCTTGTGGATAGAAACATTCTTTACGCTAAGATCTTCATTAAGCCAACACGCGCCATCGAGTTCATTGCCATTGACTTCATCATTACTCGCTCTGGTGCTTCTTTCGAGGACTAAAACAAAGTAATCACTATTTACTACAAAGAGGAGAATTTTTGTAATGGCAGACAACACACAGAACTTCTGGACCAATGCGGCGGCTAGGGATCCAAAAAGAGGCTTTAGATTTAGAATTCAGTTTCAGGGAGGTAGTTCTTCTACCCTGAATGGCATCCTTTGGTATGCCAAAAAGGCAAGCAAGCCGTCTGTCTCTTTTTCTGAGGCTTCACACCAGTATCTAAACCACACTTACTACTGGCCGGCGCGTACAGAATGGAGTGAGGTTGACATTACTTTTGTTGATCCTGTCGAGCCAGATGTTGGCGGTTCACTTGCTGATCTTCTTATTGCTGCCGGTTACCGTATTCCAGGCGGCATCAATGCAGACACAGATTTCTCCTCTGTCTCTAAGTCTGATTCTGTTGGTGCTCTTGGAACAGTCTTGGTTGAGCAGATTGACGAAGATGGAAACGCTGTTGAAGAGTGGACTCTAAATAACGGTTGGGTCAAGGAGATTACTTTCGGAGATCTAGACTACAGTTCTGATGATCTTACAGAAGTTACTCTCAAGGTCCGCTACGATTGGGCCACCTTCACAAGTCCTCAGTCCACCGTCAGAACTCTACCGAGATTCACGCCAGGCTCCAACTAAAGGAGGCTGAATGGCTCCGGTTGACGATTTCGTAGATGTGGTCCTTCCTCAGTTTTGGACAACTAAGGAAGCAGACCCGTTTTCAGGACCAAGAGACCCGAAACTTCAGTTTCGGTTCAAAGTTGTTATTCCTGGTTTTGCGTTAGAAGACATTCGCCCTAAAGAGGGCGATGTTTTTGCTGATGACCAGGATGGCGAAAACGGTGTTGCCTGGTATGCAAAGTCTATTGACAAGCCAGGAATGACCATTGTTGACCCGAATAAGGGCCAGTATGCTACACAGTTCTTTCCTCTGAATCCAAGTCCAAAGGTTTCCAATCCACAATACAAAGAAATCAACATGGTTCTTGTTGATCCATATTATCCAAATACAACAAGAAAGATTGCAATGCTTTTTCGTCGAGGTGGCTTGAACGAAGACCAGGCTAGAAGAATCATTTTCAACAAATATGGTCCTGGCCAAGATGCTCTTGTTAGTAGTTTCTTGGACACGATCGGGGAAGTCCAGATCTTTCAATTAGATCACAAGGGCAACGAACTTGAAAAGTGGACTCTTTACAACGCTTACCCAAGTTCGGTTGACTTTGGAAAGTTGGATTATTCTTCTGATGGCCTTGTAGAGATCTCAATGACTTGGTATTACTCGAACTTTAAAGTCGAGTTCCCTAAGGTTGGTCGAGAGCAGTATTACGATTACTTTGCAGACGGCAATAATGTCAACCCAGAGTTAAGCAAACCGAGAGAAAGCAAAATAAGAAGCAATTGCAACTCTATCTACGACTCTATGTATAAAGATGTCAGTGCAGATTTAAGACCAAATTTTCAAGATTGGCTTGCAGAAGGAAACTGTCCGGGTTATACTGCTACAGGAAATGTTGTTGAGAGCGACACATCCGGCGCAGAGGAGGACAGTACCACCAACGCAGCGACAGGAGAGGTGACTGAAACACCTGCCGAGGATGCAGGCGGGGGAGGGGCGCCGCCTGGTATTTCCGACGGGTTTGAACCTTCAACACCGTAGACTTAACATATTTAACAAGAGGTAATAATGAGAGATAACAGCAAGCGTTTTGGAGCGGGAGCAGAAGCACCACCACAAACGCACGAGACGAGCGAGACAGAGAACAAACCAACATTTGATTTTTCAGTTCCTACCGAGTTGGTTGATCTTCCGTCAAAGGGACGCTTCTACCCAGAAGGTCATCCTCTACACATGGAAGAGACTATTGAAATCAAATACATGACAGCAAAGGACGAAGACATCCTAACTTCGCCTTCACTTCTTAAGAAGGGCATTGCCATTGACCGTTTCCTAGGCAACATCATTCTTAACAAGCGAATCAATGTTCAAACCCTTCTAACAGGCGATAAGAACGCTATTCTTGTTGCTTCCCGCATCAACGGCTTTGGACCGGACTACACAACGAAGGTTACTTGCCCCAACTGCACAACGGTTTCAGAGAACACATTTGATCTTGACGCTGTTGAGGCTTACCACGGTGATGACCACGAGGGACACGACATTGTTCCAACCGATCGTGGAACCTACATTGTTCGTCTTCCAAAGACCAAGTTTGAGGTTGAGGTTCGTCTTTTGACAAACCGAGACGAGAACGAACTGGTTTCCAAGATGCAGTCAAAGAAGAAGACTGCTTACGAAACGAACTTGACCGATCAACTTCGCAAGATCATCGTTTCAATAAACGGCGTAGAAGACCTACAGACCGTCCACAGGGCCATTGATGTTCTTCCCGCATATGACTCCCGTTATTTGCGTGCGGCTTACCTGAAGGTCGTTCCAGGGCTTGACATGACCCAACACTTTGCTTGTCCTTCTTGCGGCTTTGAAAAGGAGGTGGACATACCTTTAACGGTAGATTTCTTTTGGTCTAGACAATAACTACATCCAGTCCGTGTATGAGGAATTCTTTCTCCTAAAGTATCACGGCAACTGGTCTTTTACCGAGGCTTACAATCTACCAATAACAATCCGCAGATGGTTCCTCCAGCGTCTCGCTGACCAAATCAAAAAGGAAAATGAGAAGAAAGAGGAAGCAATGAAGAAGTCTAAGTCCGGTAGGCGTTAAGCCTTCGGGCTTTTTGCTTTTGGAAACTATTTATAGGGAGAAGGGGATTTATTGTAAATGGATAACCTAAATGAAGAAATCGATCTTGTTCTAGCGGAGTCGTTGTTGCTGGAACAACCCTTAGAGGATGATGAAGTTTTAGATCTGACTGACTGGGATGAGTTTCAAGACTTGCTATCTCGTGGCGAAGTCGCAGATGACTGGGAGGCATTCAAGCGAGGTAAAGATGAAGCCCGTCGAAAAGCGGGTCGTGAACGAACTAAGAATTTCGTCGATCGCGCAAGAAGACAACTGGCTTTAAAGAGAATGAAGAAAAGAGGCCAAAAAGCCGGCACCCGAGCAAGGGGCAGTAAGCGTGGAGGCGTAGACCCAGCCAAGCCACCGGAAGAGGTGAGCGCTCCAGAAGCAGTCACAACAGCAGAAAAAGAAAAGGTTGCTGATTATCTCGATGAGGCAGCAGAACTATTGGCGGTCCAGGCCCTGAACTCTGGTAAGCCTTCTCAACTGATTCCAAAGTTTGGAAGAATTTTAAAGAACTTTTTCATTACAAAGAGGGTTCTTCGCAAGGGCGCACTAACAGAAGAACTTAGAAGCTTGGATGAAGAAGAAGCATCGCCCGAGCCCTCAAAGGCAGCAAAAATAGATCCAAGTGGCACAAAAGATGATGAATTGATCAAAGTTTTGACCAAAGAGATTGAAGTTGCACCAGAGCAGGCTAGAAAGGCTTTTGAAGAGTTACAGGGTGAACTAAAGGTCAAAAAGATTGATGATGCCTTTGAGGAAGAAATTAAGAAGCGCGAGGCCAAGGGAATAAAATACCTAATCCTAAGGGCGGCTGGCGTAGGAATCGTAGGAGCGGCTGGTGCTCTTAAGGAAGGTAAGTTGGCACCAATGGTCCTCGACCTTGATGTATTGAAGAGAAGAAGCCTCGATGAAGGTCTTCTCGGAATGTTTGGTGCTTGGATTGAATACTTTATGAGAGGCATCTTTGGTGGCTGGGCTCCAAATATTCAGGTGAAGGGCTCTAAATCTGATGTTGAGTCTTTTGCCAGAGCAATAAACGGTGAAGCAAAATACATGGATGCTGTTCGTCGTTACGGCTTGGATCACCCAACAACATACAAGAACAAGGCAAAACTCGACAACTCAGTCAAAAACTTTGAGAGAGACACCGGCATTAAATGGCCTTTCAAATAGGAAACTAAACAATGGCAGAAGAAGAAGGCGGAACCGGAATCGTAGGCGAACTTAGGACCGCTCAAGAGACTCTTGAGCAGGCACAGGCTCGCCTTGAGGTCGAAAGGCAAATTCTTGAACTCAAAAAAGAACAAGGTGATGTTGCGCAATCTGATTACGAAACACAATTAAAAATAAACGAAATATCAAAAATACAAACTAAGATCGATGAAAATCGATCTCAACTCGTAAAATTCCAAGCAGACATTGCTAAGGCGATTAACGACCAGAACGAAGAAGAGGTCGCCAGACTCAAGGAACAACTAGAACTTCTTAAACAACAGACAGTAGAAGAAGAGCGACAAGTCGAAATACTAACAAAACAAGAGAAGTTGAGACAATCGGTCCTAAAGCACGCGGACAACCTTTTTGATCGAACATTTGGCTTCATGTACTCGGAAGCCCCAGAGACCTCAATAGGAGCATTTATCACCGATCCAGCAGCATTCTCGGGCAAAATGAAGGAGAACCTCGGAAAGCTAAAAGACCCTCTTGCTGTCACCAGAGGACTGATAGATACAACGGCTCAAATGTCAGCCAAACTTGCTCTGGAACAAGATGCAGCAGTTGTCAGTTTTAATAGGGCAACAGGTGCTTCTGGAGAGTTTGATGACAACATTCGCGGTTTAGAGCGTTCAATGTTTGATGCAGGCGTCTCGTCCGCTGAGGCCGCGCAAGCAGTCCAATCTCTATTCATCAATGTTTCCGACTTCACAGAGATGAGTGAGGCACAACAGCAAACACTTGGTAAGACAGTCGCGATCCTAAGCGAACTTGGTATTTCCGCCGAGGTTACAGCTAAAAACATTCAATTTGCTACAAAGGTTCTCGGACAGTCTACCGATGAAGCCGCCGCTCTACAAAGAGAACTATTTGTTTTTGCACAAGACCTGGGGGTTTCTGCGAGTCAGATAGCCGGTGACTTCCAACAAATGGGTCCAGAGATTGCAGCAATGGGTAAAAATGGTGTGAATGCCTTCAGAAACCTTGAAGCACAGTCGAAGAGCACCGGTCTTGCAATGAATGAACTTCTTGGAATAGTTCAGAAATTCGATCGTTTTGACACAGCAGCAGAATCAGTTAGTCGCCTAAATGCACTTCTTGGCGGACCTTTCCTAAATGCAACAGAACTTGTTGCAGAAACTGA